TCTCTGCCCATACAATACGGGCATATACTTCATTCTCTATTGTAATATTTCTATCCATGTGCCCCACTCCATTTACCTGTAAATAATATTCAAAATATTTATCACAGAAATCGTTTTTGGCCATGAACTGAGCACACTATAAAGTCCGGAACTGACTCTTTGTTAAATTACCTTAACGTTACCAGTAACACCTTCATAACAAAATATCACGGTATACACTGGGTACGGATATATTCCTGTGCTCCTTCCAGTTGCTTCTGCATTGCCATCAGCCGTTCTCTGAGGATGAAATAATCCCGTTCAGCGGCTTCTGCCAGTCGGGGACCGGTTGCATTATCCACGCCGGAGGTGATGGGGGCTTTACGCAAGGAGCCTGGACAGTTGGCGTTGATGCGCAGGCGCTTACGACCAGCGGCAACATCAGCACGCAGAGTTTCATTTTCAGCTCTCGCATCGGCTAATTCCCTCGAGTATCTGGCATCAAGTGCAGCGACATCACGCTGGCGTACCTGCATATCAGTAATTGTCACGTTCGCCAGCTTCAGCTCACTGGCTTTTTTATCGCGTTGCGCTTTGTAGGTAATGGCGTTATCGCGGTAATGATTCAGCCCCAGACTAAGCACACCACAGGCTACCAGCAGGACAATAATCACCACACACAGAACACGGTTCATATCCCCCTCACCCCACCAGCCATGACAAAGTTAAGACGCGCCAGGCAGTGGAAAAGCAAATAGCAACCAGCATTAGTGAAAATGAAATGCCGACGATTACACAGAGGATCTTCGCCAGCGTTATGAGCTTGTCTGACATGCTTAATCCTCTTCACGATTTCAACGCAATGACCAGTTTTGCCAGCCCATACAGCATCGGAGACACAGCAATACCGACCGCCACCCACTTAATAGCAAAAGCCAGCGCTCTGCTGACGTCATCAGTTACAGGCGCTTTCAGTTCAAGGCCGTTTTTCATAGTCAATCTCAACAGAATTCGTTTATACTTTCCCATGTTCTCCCTTGCCTTACTCAAGGTCAGAAACACAAAACCCCGTTTGCGGCCAACAAACGGGGTTTTACTTTTATTCACTTAGTTTTTGCCAGTTCGCAGGATTTCGTGTTATCCGCCCGCGTTGGCCAACGTCATTTTTCAGCAAAATATTCTGCTTATCTGTCAATTCCCCAGCACGCCAGTGCACTTTCCTGGTCTCGCCGGGATACCTGACCGTAGCAATTATTTGAGCGGATACGGCAGTCTCTGCCACCGTCCTTAATCCACCAGCGAATCGCTTCGCAGGCACCTTTTCGATCACCTGCATTAATCCGTCTGTAAAACGTAGACGGGAAACACTTACCGGGGCCAATGTTATAAGGACAAAATGACGCGATACCCGCCTTCTGGGGTTCGGTCAGCGGTACTTTAATATTGCGCTCCACCCACTCCAGCGCCTTATCACGTTCAATGGCGTTAACCTGGTCGCACTTTTCCTTCGATAACTTCATACCCGGGACGACAGGCTTACCATCCACTCGGGTGGCACCGCGGCAGATGGTCCAGATCCCCGCACCATCACGGTATGCCGTGGTGTGGTTACCTTCTTTTTCGTCAAGAAACTGGTCGAGGATTTCAGGCGCAGACGTCCCTGCACCAATCAGCGCCAGAACGGCAGCCGACAGGCCGTATCTGATTTTTGCGTTCATGGATATTTATCAGGATTTATCGGTTCCGGACCCCTGGATATGTTAAGTCTTCAGCCCGCCGGTGGTGGGCACTGGCGTAAACCCAACAATGTGAGATGGCTGCCTCGCAAAGATAATGAACAGATATGAATGAAGAAAATACAGCGCTTTTTGACAGAATTTTCACTCTTGAGTTACAGGTCGGTTTTCTTCTCCCAAAGATAATCAAAGCCATGGATGCACTTGGTAAGAATAACGCTGTGTCAGATTACCTGATCGCCGAAATGGAACATCTCATTAAAGAAATACCAAAGACCGATGCTCGTGATGATAAAAGATTCCTCAGGGCTGCTGAAAATGCTCTTTCAACAGTGAAGCGCAGTTCAGGCGCGCAGCTAATTCAAGAATAGTTTCTTTCATTTCATCTGCTGCAAGCACCTCATTTTTTGTTGGGGTGCTTTTTTTCAATTCAGTAACACAGCACTCCAGTTTTTCAATACGTGATTCAACATCATCTTTTTCTGACCGCAGTGTTGACGGCGGCATCTTCAGAGAACAAGTAATTCTTCCCGGTAGCTTTCCTTTGTAGGTTATCAACACATCCTGCGCCTCTAAAATTACGGGGCGATTTTCCGGCAACGGACCATCCCCTTCACATAACCCGGCAGCAACATCCATGAAAAACTGCTTCGCCTGCTTTTTCGCCTCAGCTTCGTAAAACTCCAGCGTGGCACCTTCAGTACGGTCAAGACTAATCGCCACATCTGGCAACAACAGTGACGGATACCCACCAATTTCCAGTGCCACAGTAACAGTAATCTTATCCGGGTAATTATTTATCCCTTTAACAACCAGTTCGTATTTTTTCTTCATCGCTTTACTCTCCCCGCGCCGCCTTACGACGGTCCTCTCTGATTTTGAAATACAGGTTAGTCAGATATGTCAGCAGCCCAAACAGCAGACTCCCCAGCACGCCTATTGCCGCCCACTGAGACGGAGAGACTTTGTCCAGCAGCTGCAGGAACCAGTAGCCCGTTCCCACCGCTGACGTGGTGTATGACACACCTGTTGTGATTTTTTCCATCTGGTACATACCCCGTCTCTCGCAATCCGGAAGCTCACAACAACAGGAGGGGCATCAGCTCACACCGACAGCCCCTGCGCATGGTTACATCATCATTTCGCCGTCAGGCTGAGGCTCACTGCTACCGTCAGGCTGAGACACGACGCCATCTGAAACAGCACTGTCACCCGCGCCGTCTTCAGGCTCAGGAGCAGCCGGTCCCCCCAGCAGCTCATCCAGAATGGCATCCACTTCAGCATCAAGACGCGCCTCAAGATTCTGGCGGAGTTGCTGTTTCAGTGCGCTTCTGACTTCTTCAGAGCGCAGGACGTCCTTCACTGCTTCAGCAGTGACCAGAGATTTTATTTCTGACATGGGATTTTCTCGTTGAAAGGTGTTGTTAAGAAAGTTGCTACGAAATGAGAGGCTCTTCGGGTTTTGTTCCGGCTGACTGGCTGGCGCTGATTTTTTCCGCCGCCGCGGCATCAATCTTTTTGCGTATATAGTTCCGGATAACCTTATACCCGCCACTTACCAGATATAACGTGCACACCACCGTGCAGAAATACAATAAAATAAGCTGTACAAATCTCATTATCCCTCCCGGTTATTGATATGGTGTTGACATCGTTAATACCTGTTGGTTAAAAAAGTGTCCTGCATGTTTTGCTTTGGATATAACGACATTTGCCGCCGGTTCTGGCTCCTTGTTTTCCCTGCCCCGGCGGCCTTTTTTTCCTGCTTACGGGTTATTCACTTCCACTGTTATACTTTCAATCAGCACCGGATATGTCGCACCGCTAGTGATATCGGTCACGCGCAATTTGTCTGCCGTAAACGTGCCGACCGGTGACTGTGACAGCATGAACGGCGTCCCGTCCTTACCATCAATGACCGGCGTCACCTCAATACTGTTGTTACCGGCAAAACGGAAGCCCAGCGTATGCCATTCGTTATCAAATGCGCCGAATGACCCCAGCTTCGTGTTCTGACCAGCATTTCCCTTGTGGTACATCACATTAAGGTCTGTGGCATCGCTCTGTACGTAAAACGACGCCAGCAGGTTATGAGCGGCATTACCTTCCAGTGTGACGCCCTGAGGCAGTGAAGAAACCGGCCAGTACAGCGCCAGTGCGTACTGATTAGCTGTCAGTGTGCCATCAACTTTAAAACGACAACTGATAAGCCCGCCCTTCTCCAGCAGGTCTGCGCCATTACCGGCATCATGCTGCATAAACCACGAGGAACTTCCTGTCTGTTTGGTCCACCTCAGCGCCTTACCTCCTGCAGCACCTGCATCATCAACTACCAATGCACGCCCTCCTTCAGCTCCCCATCCCTGCGGATTCAGTAAACCACCTGACTCTGTTGCACGGTAATAAAGCAGCGTTGTCACTGATTTCCCGTCCGTTGACGGTGTTGATGGTGTGTCCGGTGACGGCTTCTCATCCGGCGGCATCACAACCTGTTCCCCACCCACCAGTTCAGCCGTCCGTCCTGCATGGAGAAGAATCGCTGAGGCAAGACGGTCAGAAATAATCCCCCTGCGTGCCCATGAGCTGAAATGGCTCGCACGGTCTGCTGACGTCCAGTTTGCCGACGTCCGGGAGGCCGCACCGTAATATCCTGATGCCGGAATATCCGGGTCTTCTTCCGGTTTGTTCGTCGGGACATTTGCTCCGTTCTCATCGGTCATGAACGGCACAAAGTGAATATTCTTTTCCGTTTTGTTTTTGTAACTGCCGTACACCGTCTGGTAAGTGGATTCGCTCTTCTGCTTCCAGAAATAAGTTGTGTCTCCACATATCCAGGGAACACCGTCAGCAGAACCACCAGCGCACTGTCCCACCATATCTGCAAGGTCCGTACGATATTGTTCCACTACTTCTGTAAAACGGGCTGTGTGATTTGCTGGCGTTCCGTCAAAGTCAAATTCCCCCTGCATCCACACCACGGCAAGCAGCACATTTTTCGGGTTCTTTGCCAGCGCGGCTTTTGTACGACCGATGAGATCCTTATACAGCGGCCTGCCCACACCCCAGCGGGTAGAACTCTCTGAGGCACCGGTCACGTCACTGTATGTTCCATCTGCCCCGGTGGTGAAAGCTGAACCACCACGGCAGCACGGAACCAGAAGAATACCCGCATTCGCCGGTATAAACGGCAGCAGCTTTTTGGCAATATGCAGCCCCTGCCCCACGGTTCCGTACTGACCTTTCGACAGGTCAGCTTTCGGATGGTTAAGACGGCTCATGTCCTGTACATCATGCAGACAGTGGTCTGCCGGAATAATGTCGTTATATTTACAGGGAGCGCCATCCGGCGTCACTGTGCTGCGACGAGCCAGTTGCTTTATACGCGGGTCAGGACGGTCATATGTCTGCGGCAGAGGAAGCCCCTCACCGTAAGCCATGCCGTTCGACTGCCCGGCCAGTGGAATAACGTAGTAATAATCTGGCTCCGTGGTGACCACTCCCGGATAGCCACCATCCCCCGTGCCGGGCACAACCACTGGCGTGGTCACATCCCCCTCCGCGGCAATCGCCTGCATCAGGGTATAAGGGGTTATGGCCACCGGACTACCAAACGGCTGCCAGCCCTCTTTCAGTTTGTGTGTCAGCTTTTCCGCAAGATCTGACGGCGACGCCGCCCTGACAACATCATAATGTTTAATCGACATCGAATTTCTCCCGTGTACAGGAACAGAGTTAAAAAGCCGGAACCGGAATCAAATCACAGGATGACCATCTGCCAGTGGCTGGTCGTAAAAAAAAGGCCGCGCCATGCGCAGCCGGAAATAAAGGGATAACGATGATAGTTTGAGAAAAACAGAAATAACACTTTTGTGGCAAAGCATGGTGCCGGGTGCCTCCCGGTGAATTCAGTACCAGCACCTGAATCCGCGATTATCCCATATACCTGGTTGCTGATTGCCCCTCCGCACAGGGGGATTCACCATGCAGTAGTATTTTTAATAAACAGTAAACAAAAAAATCAAGCATTATGCAGGCTGTTTCTTTTTATCACCGGCCACAGCAATACCACAATGCCGCAGACCAGCACCCCATCCGCCAGCACCGACATGATTCTGCTGGTGAAATCCACCATCACCACCAGAAACAGCAGGAGTGCAGCCACAGCCAGGCGCAGTTTTACCGTCACAGGTGATTCTCCAGACGAAGACCCAGAACACCGGCAATCTCTTCCAGCACCTTGCGCTCTTCCGGCTCAATTTCGCCGTCTGCCTCCGCAATGGCCACCGCCACATCCAGCACATCTTCCGCTTCACGCGTATCGCGTTTCACATCCTCGATCTCACGTAACGCCGCACGACGACCAATTTTAAAGTTCGTATCCAGCTGACCGATAATGGTTGCGCTAATCGCATTAATTTCTGACGTAAACGCGGACAGCGCTGGCTGATTACGCAGTACCTGTTCGATCTTCGCTTTCTAGGAAGCCTCACATTCACCATTTGCACAGGCCACCAGGTATGCGGCGTTAATCACCGCCTGTGCCAGATCGCGTTTCTCAAACTTTCCTTTTTCCGGTTAACGTGACACACCAATAACTCTTGTCGAAAAAGCCAGCAAGCTGAAAGACCGGTATTCACAACCACCAGCGCGTTTACTGTACTGGCGTGATTTCAGTCATAAAAAAACCCGCCTGGCGACGGGTGTAAAAAATCTTCTAACGTCAGGCATAAAACGCCCATCGTTAGGGCAAATTTACCACAGATTCGGGAAAAATCAACAAAGCTATCTGGTCACCTTTTTCAGTTGTTGTTCTGCCCATGCTTCTTCAATATCAAACTGCACCACCAGCGTATCGTAAAAACGTTTAACTGTTTTTTTCCATGTATCAAGAGATATGGCATCGGTTACATTACATATGGCATTAAATGCCTCCGTTGAAGGTAATCTTTCATAGCCACGACCACCACAACGCTGGCAGTCTCTGATAACAGGCATACCACGTTTTACCGACTCTTCACGATGAATGGCAACACCGCGCCCACGACAATCTTTACAGGCGGTGGAAACCTCCCCCTTCCCTCCACACTCCGGACAGGCAACTTTTACCACCTCCCTGACTTTTTTCCATTCCTCCCAGTAAGACGGATACACGCCTTTTGTGCACTTTGCCCACACTGGCGGCTTACCATCCGGATACTGGATCTTGTTTGTAAAAACCTCGCTTTCAATAAATTTTTTTCCGTGACAACAGGGGCACTGTTTTTTGCTCGCCGCGCTACGGGCATAATCTTCAAACGCATACGAAGCCATAATACGCATCACTGCCGGTTTTATTTCTGCCGGGAGTTTTCTTAACGCCGCCACGCGATCACACCGACTGAGTGCATATTCTGTCAGCAATTCTGTTGCCCGCTCTCTGTCATTCATACTAATGCCCATTTTCCCAAGGAACGCAGAAAACCCCATCTCAGCCCAATTCTGTGTCATGCCCTGCGCGGCCATCACATCAGTGATACTCAGCGTATCTTTCGACGTTGAGGCCGATGCATCAGTCAGGCCGGGGGATTTTGGGGAGTAGTATTTCGGTAAATCTTCCAGTTTCATTTTTTGACCTGCCCTTCAAGCATTATGGGGTAAATCTTCACCCCCAGACGTCCACCAGATACTGGCTGAGCACGAACGATATTGATTTCATCAAACTGCTCATCGTCCATTAGCAACCCCGCATGCGTCAGCGCATCCAGCGGCGCTTTCAGAATATTGTCCAGGTCACGGCGGCGCTTATCCGGTGGCTCGGCAATAATCTTTATCGCCAGCCTTCCGGA